AACGAAGTTTTGCCCTCAATCCGCAAGCATGGTGCATACATGACAAATGAAACATTGGAAAAGGCTTTAACGTCACCCGATTTTCTTATTCAGCTTGCAACTAATTTGAAAGAAGAAAAGCAAAAGCGTATCGAAGCGGAAAGTAAAATTCAACAAGATGCACCTAAAGTTCTTTTTGCCGATGCGGTCTCGACTTCCCAACGTTCTTGTTTGATAGCTGAATTAGCGAAGATACTACAACAGAATGGTGTGAATATCGGCCAAAATCGCTTGTTCTCATGGATGCGTGATAATGGATATCTCTGTCAGAAAGGACAATATTATAATCAACCTACACAAAAATCTATGGAATTAGGATTGTTTGAAATAAAACAAACAACAATAACCAAGCCAGATGGTTCGGTGTTGGTTACCACCACAACGAAGGTTACGGGAAAAGGACAAATCTATTTTGTGAATAAGTTTTTAGGAAAAGATGCCGCATAAACCAACGAGGCTACTTATCGGCAGCCCTAAAATAACTTTCAATTATGTATAAACATTTATATAACAAGCATGGCACGGAATAGAATGATTAAGCCAAAGTTTTGGGATGATACCAAAATAGGCCGCCTTACAAGGGATGCAAGACTTCTCTATATAGGCCTATGGAATTTCTCTGATGATATAGGAATCGTGATAGGTGATTCTGTTTGGCTAAAGTCTAAAATATTTCCGTATGACCAAATCCAAATTCAACAGTTTGAAAAATGGATGAACGAGCTTGTGATAAACGGATTTATATGTCTGCTTTCCTATAAGGGGGAAAGATTCATATATCTGCCAAATTTCACTCGGCATCAAGTAATCAACAAACCAAATTATGGGGATTTGAACATACCTAAATGCTTAATAGACAGAGTTAAAGAGAATATTCACTTATTAATCACGGAACAATCACGTAATACTACCGTATCATTCACGGAACAATACGTTACTAAAATAGAAGTAGAAAGAGAAGAAGAATATCCCCCTTATAATTCCCCCCAAGGGGAAGTCCCACCCCAGGAAAGCAATGAGAGTGATAAGATAAATTACAATGCTCTTATGGATACGTTCAACAAAATGTTTAGTGGGAAGCTCCCAGAGGTTACTACAATGACTGATAAGCGCAAGAAGGCTATAAGGGCAAGGGCAACCGAGCATGGGAAAGAGGGTATCATGACTGTTTTCAATAATGTTTCTCAATCGGCATTTCTTTTGGGGCATAATAACCAAAACTGGAGATGTGACTTTGATTGGATATTCAGACCGACAAATTTCATTAAAATTTTAGAAGGTAACTACAATGGAACAAGGATTAGTAAAAATCAACAAGATAGCGAGCAGCGAAAACGTGATTCAGTTCTTGCAGTCGCTACAACCGTTCGAGAAGCTGCCGCAAAAAAGAGAAAGGAGCTTGAAGCAGAGGGCATTATTGGACAAATACCCTGATCCGGCACAATTCATTCTTGATTATAACCCGGATTTGCAGTTTAAAATTGTCAGATGCAATGCTACACACGCAGATTTAGCTTTAAATCTTGAAATACCAAGTTTGGGGCTTTTGGCTTCTACTTATGGGGATGAAACGCCTTTAGAGTGGCTTAAAATTCAATTTGGAACGTTGAATGATTTTGCAGAGGTATCTACAAAGATAGCCAAGACTCAACTTGAGGAATTGGCTGCAATATTCCTTTCGGAGTATTATTATATCAATGCTGCTGAAATATGTTTTTTCATAGCTCGTTTTAAATCTGGTAAGTATGGGAGGTTTTATGGAGCCATTGATCCTATGAAGATAACAAGTGCTATGCTTGAATATATATCGGAAAGGAGAAAAGGAATTGATCGGCATGAACGTGAACAATATCGTTTACAGCGTCAAAAAGAAGTTGAAGAACGTGATAACAATAGTATATCTTATGTCGAATACCTTGAACAAGAAAAAAAACTTGTGGAAAGCGGAGATAAGGATGCTATTGAAAGAGCTTCTATCCGTGTTGGAAGTCCTTATATTGCTAAAATGTAATCAAACAATGAGAATACTCCTAAATATCCTCCTTCTCCTAGGAGTTAACATCTTATTTTATCTGGTAGTATACGCAATATCAGACTACTTAATGGATATGATTAATTAAACAACGAATGATATGAATAAAACTCACGGTTCTTTATTTAGCGGCTTTGATGCCCCTAGCGTTGCAGCGTCATGGATGGGCTGGAAAAATGCCTTTCACTGTGAGATAAACTCTTTTTGCAACGAGATACTAAAATATTGGTTTCCTGATTCAGAACATTATGAAGATATTACAAAGACAGACTTTAGTCAATGGAAAGGAAGAATCGATGTCCTCACAGGCGGATTTCCTTGCCAGCCTTTCTCCCTTGCAGGTCAGAGAAAGGGAGCGGATGATAACCGTTACCTCTGGCCAGAAATGTTACGAGCAATACGCGAAATCCGACCCACTTGGGTTATTGGTGAAAACGTTGCTGGAATCCTCACAATGGTTCAGCCCGGCGAGGAGACTGAAATGGGAAGCCAAACCGCTCTTTTCGGAGAAGATAACCGAAAAAGAGTATTGTTACGACAAGAGTATGTCGTCGAAACCATCTGTAAAGACCTTGAACGAGAAGGATATTCTGTCCAACCGTTGCTTATTCCGGCTTGTGCCGTCGGAGCGCCCCACAGAAGAGACAGAGTGTGGTTTGTTGCTCACAGGAATGATGCTCCCCACTCCGACCTCGATAGATGCCGGAACGGGAAGAATAAACAAGAGCCGC